ATGGTAGTGCCAGAGGTGTCCGTGGTTCTTACAGCAATCGTTGTTGTACCAGCGCCACTAACATCAAGTTTCTGTACAGGGCTGCTCGTCCCAATACCGACGTTGCCAGAACCATCAGCATAGATAGCTTTGTCGGATGGATAGGTAACGAAGACGTCCTTCGTCCCAGCCGAGAAGTTTACAGCCGCGTCAGAGTTAGTTGACTCAAGGATCGTATCGCGTGACAGCAGGGTACCGGCGGCGGTGTACGTCCCGAGACCGACTTCCCATTCGTCAGCAGTCTGATGGACGATGGCATAGTACGTCGTGTTACCGTTACCGACTGCGGAGAAGGATTCAAAGCCAGACACAGCCCCGCCGAGAGTAACTGTCCCAGTACCGGTAGTTGTGGTCTGTTCTTTGACCCTGTCTTTAAGAACCAGCGTCATGGATTAGACCTACGAAGATTTGATGCGGATGATTGCAGTCGCAGCAGCAGCAGCCGGGAACTGAATGGTGAAGTCACCATCAGTAGAGGATTTGTCTGCCCCAAAATCAAAAACAGCAACAGCTTTGTCGGCGTTTGTTGAGTTGTAGATTAGGGCACCACGAGCGGTGATCGTTGCCGCGCTGACAACAGCATCAGTGATCGAGACAACTGCAACCGACGAGTCCGTGGTTACATCTACTCCGGTAAGCGTTACGCCACCAGCCGAGTAACCGGTGCCGACAACTTCGTTAGTTACCGTGTACGCCGTTGTGCCGTCGGAGAGCGAAGCTGCCGAAGTATAGAGGGCAAGTTTAAGTGCATCTGTGTCCAGATCATGCTCACCGAGCATAATTTCCTTGCGAAAGGAAATACAGATTCCTGAAGTAATAGCCATTACGGGCCTCCGGTAAGTGTATTGGCGTTGTTCGCCTGTTGGTTATGCGGCTCCAGATCATCACGACGGGCACGACGGGCACGATTGCGGAGCAATTCGATTTCCTTAGTGTAAAGTTCGGTCCAAAGTTTAACAACTTCGTAGTTCTTGTTGAACAACTCTGCCTCGACCATACAGGCATAGAACAGAGCATTGGGTGTCTCTGCCGTGTAATAGTTTGTCGGATTGACCGATGTTATGGCCGTTGGTTCAGCGACAAAAGCAAGTTCAATGTTGAATGCAGAGACGGGTGTCGGTGCCACAATGATCGTATTGTCGTCCCAGAGGCCGTAGTATTTGGGGGTTCCGGTGGATGTACGTACAGGCCAGTAGTCTGCAATAAAATCTACGTTCCTGTTCAGCAGATTAATACGTGTCCCGTTGGCCGTTATGTTGGCCGATTCTACGATGGTAAATCCAACCGGCAATCCGAGGAACGGATCGGAGGCAACAAGCTGTGAATACTGATGCTGCGTCAGACCGGCATCGTCAATGTCGATTGTAAGACGTGCCTCGGCTCGTGCAATAAATTGGTCGATCTGACTGGCAAACTCTGTGCCGTCATTCTCGGTGGACTCAATGATGTTGGTCCGTAGCTGTGAATAGGTCAGTGCCATTAGTCTACCTGTCCATTATGATATGCCGGTGAACTATCGTCTGGTGTCCACGAGCCGTCAGTTGCAGATGTGTCAGCAGTTGTATCTGGCCTCGGATGGTCAAGGCTCGGATCATCTGTTGTGTCCACGTTCGTCATGTTCTGCGGATGGTTCACCCTGTTGTAGGCACCATCAAAACATTCTGAGCAGACCCATACGCCAACCTCTACTTCGTTACGCAATTCAATGTACTTGCACCGAAAGCCACAGCGGTCACAGATAGCATTGGAGCGACGACCCGTTGCCATCAGAGACTACCCAGTCTCGGCCTGATAAACATGGACGTCCGCTGACGATCCTCCTCAAGAGCAAAGGCAAAGGTTTCCTCATACTGCTGCTTCAGGAAGCTGATCTTCGACGGGTCCACGCCGGGACGACGCATCGACATCTTGTAGGCCAGACCGTCTACCAGAGCCGGAAGGAAACGGAACGGCAGATCGGCTGTCTGAATGGCCGAGGCGGTCACGTCCTGAATACGTGTCATGGTAAACAGATTCATCGTATAGGTCTGATCAGGTGTCGGCCAGACTGTCATGCTGACATTGTCCTTGCCGCGCAGAAACGAGAACTGTGTCGGACGACCAGTCTGTGTCTTGTCAGGCAGCTTCATATAGTCCTGATAGGTAATCCGGTTCATCTCCAGATCGTTGCCATTTACATTGATGGTTGTCTGAAGGCTGTCAATAATATCAGAATCGAGGGTGTAGCTAGTAACAGACGTTGTTACAGTTACAGGAGTGTTGACAAGTTTCCAGAGGAGGACGCCCCGGTTCTGCCACTCGGTCAGCAGCAGGTTCAGTGCAATACGTGCCGACCGGGCCTCCTCACCACTGATCGGCTGACCACCGATCTGCTCGAAGGCCTGTTCGATTACGTCGTCTATTGCAAGATCAAATGTCGTCTGGCCTGAACTTGCCATGCTGAATCGCCTTCTCAGTTCGACGATGGACGAGATCGCGGTACGTCTTCCATGGGCACTCGTCGTAGTAGCCCTGCTTCTCCAAATTATAGGATGCAGCAGTCAACTTCGAAAGTTGCTGAACAAAGACCATTGCGTAGTCTTCTTCAACAATAGGCTCCCAGTCGGCGTCCAGATATTCTAGTCCGTATTCGTTCGGATCGTCATCTGGATGGTACGCCATGAGCCACATATCTTCTGCCACCAGACCTTCGTTCTTGTCTTCCACATAACGGGCCAGTTCTTCAGAAGTAAGTCCTTCAACATCAGGAAGGACACAGATAAATACGTCACGACGACTAGCGGGATAAAAATCAAGAGCGTCAGTAACATCGTCCAGACCATCGCAAAGACCGACAGCAACAAGTCCAGCCTCCCAAGCGTCCGCTGCGAACGGACACGGAGGCATTCCTCTAAGCTGATCAGATGGCCGCGACAGAACTTCAGTAGTCCATCGACGAAGGTCTTCAATGTAATCACTTACGGGTCTTACTCTTTGCACCGGGTTTGCCTCCACGCATCATTTTCTTAGGAGGTTTTACCTTACCGCCGCCACGCATCATAGACTTTTTTTTCATCCGGGGTTTCATAGCCATGATTAAGTCTCCTGTTTGACTAGTGTACAGTCGGCCTCAAGTATCTTATGGCCGAATGCTGTGTAGGTATTGAGGGCACTTGCTGCGTATTCGTAACAGGCTTCCTCAGATTTAAATCCAGTAGTCTTTGTCTCGTGCAGCAGACCACCGGCAATAGTTACAATCATAAAGTAATAGATCATTTGCGATACCGCCTAACCTTCTTTGCCACGCTTTTGGGCTGTGAGACATGCTGCTTTCCGCGCTTTGTCCCTTTCCTTTTGGCGGCTGAGGTTGCGGCGTACTCCCCGGAACTCAGAGCTTTGATAGCCTTCTCCGGCAGATACCGTTCGCCCGTCGCCTTGGAACCCTGTGTGGATGGTTTGCCCGACTTGGTCCGCCACTTCTGCCCGGTCCATTTCTTCAGCGACTTTTGTGATTTCTTCAAGGCCATTAGCCGCGATAACCTCCGCCTTTGGCTTTGTATTCTCGCGCCAACATCTGCGCTTTCCGTGCCGACCACTGGCCCGGTTTGCCGCCCTTACCACCGGCTTTGATTTTCTCGAAGAGACGCTCACGCATCGTGGGTTTGGTATAGTTCCCAGCTTCATTCACCCGTGACTTGGGTTTGCCACCGGCCTTCATACGTACCGGTTTCTTTTTCGGAGGCGACTTTGTCGCAGGTCCACGAGTTACCTGCATAGGCGTGTTTGATCTGCGTATAGCCATTACGATACCAGCGTGTCATTCTTGATGTAGATAAGACTCAAGTTAATTTGAGATGTCATCGTTTCGTCTCCATCAGAATTTCCAGCTTAGTCTCAATCCGAGCGAGTCGGTCAGACATCTCTGCAATTTTAGCTGCTGATCCGGGAGGCAGTATTTCTGCGGATTCAAGTCTATCTTCAACTGCGGCCACGCGACTGGCAATGTTTGCCCCGAACCATACTCCTCCGGCAAGTTGGACGAGGATAATAACAACGGTGGCAATAGGAAGACTGATACTATCCATGGAGTTACCACTTTTCTCGATTAGCCCAGTAAGCCGCAGACATTTTGCCCTTGGCAATATTCTTGGCATGACGAGCCTTGAAGGATTCGCGCCGCTTACGATACGACGAAGACTCACCAGATTTTTTTGGTGAGCCGCTGACGCCCTGCTGTCCGAAGCGGATCAGCTTTACTTTGCTACCTTCCTTGGCAAGGACAGCATGAGACTTTTTGGCGTGACCGGGGGTACGTTTTGGCTTATTGTACCCGGAGAACTTTTCGCCTCGGTAATCAATAGCCATAATTAGCCGTACTGAACTGCAACCGTGGAGGCCGTCGTCGGGACGGAAACATTGACGACACCGTTAAAGCGGACGCCAAAGTCTTCGATATAAATCTGGGCGACGTCGGATGCGGTGGTATTGACAAACTTGATCTTGGTTGTAGACGTGCCATCAACAATATCATTGATGGTAAACGTGCCGACGCCAGTTGCGTGGACGCCGTGAATACGGGTGTCGGTCAGGGTAGCGTCGTTCTCCACCTTGAGGAGAGGACCGCCTACGGTCGAGATAAACGACACAAAAGCATAGTTGATGTTAGTAGCCATTACAGGTCCTTCAATAAAAAGGGGAGGCCAGTTTCCCAGCCTCCCCGATTATCACACACGGAAATTGGCTTAACAAGTAGCGATTAGCTACCGGCAGAGCCAAAGTAACCGCGCCAGTCAGAGACGCCGAAGCTATAACGCTCCCGAGCCTTGAACCGGAGGTTACCCGTGTCGAAGTCTTCTTCCATCTTCGTCTGAAGCGGCGTACGGTTGAACATTTTCGCACCGTTCGGCACATCAGTCTTGATGAAAT